CTGTTAAATCGTTTCCTGAAACTCCTGTATATTCAATAACTTCGTTTTGAAAAGAACCAAAACTTGCAGATGTAGAATCTGTATTTACAGATTCGATCATAATAAAACCTGATGTTGGAAAATTTGTAGTGCTTGTTAGAGATATAGTAGTATCACTTGCAGTTATAGCTGCACTTAATGTAGTTTGTAATTGTAAAGCATTAACCGATACTCCTCCTACAGGAAATTTAACATCGCTAAATCTTACTTGATCATTTACTTGTAAACCACTGTTAAAAAATGAAACTGTTAAAGTAGTATTAGATGCAGTTGTAAATGGATTATTTGGTAATATGTCATCTGTTGCAGGTTCAACTCTAGCAGGCCTTACAAAATTTAATGCTTCTGGATCTGCTGTAAAAGGCCTTGGTTGAAGTTGTGGTTGTTTTTTTTCAAACTCTGAAATATGCACCCATGCACCATTCCATTCTCTAACCATTTCAGTATATGGAAACGCAAGTCCCGATCTATCTGATATTGATAAAGCAAATCTTCCTTGTGCAAATTTAGCCATTATTAACTCGCCGTTGGGTAATAAGTTTTAGGAGATATGAATGCACTTGTAGGTGACCCATCTTCTGCAAGAGCTCTAGACAATTCATCCTCGTATAATAATTTTAATTGTTGCACTCTATCAAGTGCATACTTTTGTGATAAATAATATGCTAAACCTGAAACCATACATGGTACAAATCTATTTGGTATATCTCCAACATTATCATATGCACCTGCATCAGTAATTCTTTTTACAAAATTTATATAAACATAGTTACCTGCTGCTGATGAATCAGGTGTTTGATATAAAGTCATAGTAGTTTTATTAATAAATCTTTGAACCCAAAACTGTGATGGAGTTCCTTGTGCTTTTTTATTTGAAAAAGCTGTGTATGTTGATCTATCAACTTTAGTTAAAGGCGCATCTGATTGATCAGAATTATTATAGTTTCTTCTATAACTTGCTTCTAAGATGTCTGCTAAACCATAAGTTAATGTCGTGCTAGTGCCACCTGCTGTAGTTGAACTTGCACCGTCTGCTGTTGATCTATAAAAAGTATACTCTGCTTGTCCTTGAACTAAAAGAACATTTGTATTTCCAACTTCCCAATAATGTAATCCTCTATTTCCCCATTCTTGAAATAAAATGTTTAATGATCTTCTAGCTGTTTTTAATTGGTAACCTGTAATACCTTGAACACCACATCTTTCATATGCATCTTCAATTACTTCATCAATTGTAAATGTAGATTCAAAAGTTGATTGGTTTGATATTGATCCTGCTGCAGGAGTAAAAGCTGTTGCTCCCATTCCAGAGTGATTAACACAATAGTAATAAAGAGTTGGAGCATATGTTGCAACAACGATAGTAGTTTTACCATCAGTTCCAGGGCTCCCCGTAACAGTCACGCCTGTAGTATACTCAGATCCTCCTCCCCAACTTCCATTAGGGGTAGTAGAAAAACCTATTCTGTGTGTTCCATTAGTAGAGTCAGATTGATCAAAAATATAGGTATTACCTTCAACTAAATTTAGGTCAGGACTTACCGCTCCGTTAATATAATATTTATTACCGGTTCCGTATTGATTAGTCCCCGTTGCTACAGTGACTGTATAAGTAATAGTAGCCATTCGACTACGCTCCTGTGATCGTTACCGTAACGCTTCCGTCTGAACCAGAACCTTGAGTTAGTGTTGCGCAAACTCCGTCTTTAAACAAAATTCCAGAGCCAGGAACATATACTTCTAAGCCTTCAGTTCCATATTTATATGTAGCTTTTAAATTACCTGCACCAGCCCCACCTGTTGTAGCTGAATCATGTAAAGTTAAAACAGAACCTGCTATTCCTTTTCCTTGAATAGAAGTAATTCTAGTTCTAGCTGCTCTTAATACTGAAATTGCACCAGTATCTTTTTGTAAGGTTGTTTGATCACTTGAATATGATGTTGCCATTTTTTCTCCTATTAAAGGTGCTCCCGAAGGAGCACCTAATTAGTTATTATGCACTTTCGCCTGTTGAGGCAACTCTAGATTGGAACGTATTGAAATAATCACATACTAAATGATTAGCAACTGTTCCTTTGTGTGCACCCATAATATTAAGTTCTAACGCAATATCATCAGGTACAGTTGTAGCTGCTTGCACTCCAACAGGATTTCCGTTTAAGTACAATTTAAATTGATTCGCAGTAACACCTACTTCACTTCCAGCAGGTTGATAAGCAAAACCTAATCTAACTGAATTAGTTGGTTTAGCTTGAACCGTTGCTGTTTGTGTAGGGATAGTAGAATCTAACATAGCAAAAGTAGATCCACCTGCTGATTCTAACATATCAAAAGATACACCTGCTCCATTTTTTCTAGAAACGAATTGAATTGAAGTTGTATCTTGTAAGTGTGAAAATCCAATACCATCAGTTGGTAAAGTATCAGAATCTGCATAACCATTTAAAGCGAATCCAACCCAAGTATTTAACTCAGTTACGTCAGTTATCGCAATGCTAGTTTCAAACCACCATTTTTGATTTGCATTAAACTGCCAAACCTGTGGTCCTGCAATACCTTGAATTTCACCAGCAGCAGGAGCATTATCTCCTTGTCTTAACCATCCTCCAGCATATTCTGCTAATTGAAAATCAGATCCACCTGTTGATGTTTGTGTCCAATCTTCATCGTTATAAATTTGCCAGTCGTTTTGGTACGCTTGTTCTTGTTCGTATCCACCTGTAATAAGAGGTTGTTTGATTCCACTAAATACAGAAGAACCTCCATCTTTTCCTATTACGTTTGTGACTCCATTTTTAAAATGTGTTGTCATATAATCAGCGCCTCCATG